TTATATTGAGAAAATCTCTATCTCTATATCCTGCATTTGGTTTGTTTCTTCATCCACATGAACTTTTACAAAACCATTTTCATCATTTTCTCTTTCCTCTAAGTCAATTTCTGGAAATCTATAAATAAGAGAGATTTGTTTTAATTCTTCTGTAGTCAAGTCTTTTGTTAATAATTCATACGATTTTTCAGTGGCTTTTATCACGATTTTCATTTGAGATAAGAATAATGGAATATTATTCTCATACTCTGAAGGTTTCGGTAAAGCAATCTTAAACATATTGTTTTAACTTTCCTTGACGCTAGTTTTAAATGAACTTCTACCGCTTGCAAACGGTGTCGAGGTGTTTTTATCGGTGGCTAGTTATTCACTAGCTTCTGGTTTTCAGAAGTCAGGGAACAAGTAGAGATGAAACCTTTGTGTCCAATTTTCGTTATTTACAGTATGAAATGCTCAAATAATTTCGGTGTTATGTATCTCGCAGTCGGTGTAGTTTTTATGTCTCTCGGCTCGACCAATGCAGCTTTTATGGGGGTTGGAATTGCTTTTCTCGGACTTGGTGTAAGTTTTATGGTGCGTTCAAGGTGCGCTGTTAATAAGCTTAAATAAATCTTGCTTACTAAATGCTGCTGGTGGCAGGGTTTGACCTACAGGTTACGGGCAGATTCTACCTTTTTTATACGCATACCGATTTTGATATAAGACGCGGGAAACTTAATCGGGCAAACTTTCTTATACCAACTGTGTCGCGGTTCACAGACCGTCTCACCAGCAAAATTCAGGAAACAAATAATAGTTTAAAAGGAACAATTACAAGATCAAAGCGTTAAACCGCTTGTATGCAACGTAAAGTATTTTGGATTACGTTTATTCTGATCGGACTCTTGGCTGACGTAACTTTGCCCTTTATCTGGGCGATCATTGCGACGATCCCAATTCTGGTTTTCAGTTGGTGGCTGGCGTATCGAAGCGACTGGTTTGAGTAAATAAAAAACCGTTATCGAGGGGCAAACCTACGACAGTTCACACACCCCCAATAACGGGTCTCTAGATCGTAGGTTTTATTATGTGTCTGAGTTGTATATCTGAATTATAAAGGATTATAGAAATCACGCAAGGGCTTTATTTGTTGAGCTTCTTAGAGTTATCCACAATTTGGGTAATATAATTTCGCTCAAATTCAGTAAACATTTCTCTCTGGCGGATAGATTCAATCATAGTATCATCGCCCGTTACGCCAAACCCTTTCCTCCTAGCATCTTCAATTAAGTGAATCATACGCTCTACTATAAATTCTGGATTACGAGTATTTCGTGCTAATCGAACAATACGGGTTATGTAGTATAAACAGATAAATAAAAAAACCAGCGTTATAATAAGAAACAATGATTCTTTGACCCTACCTCCTTCAATTTTGAAACTGGGTAGGTAAAACCCAAAGGTAATCAAAACAAACTGTATTAACGCCACTACCAAGGCGAACATCGCATTCCCTGCTTCAATCATAATATCCGCAAAAAGATAAGTGATGGATAGGCGGTATGTCTGAGCAAAATTTAATTGGGAAGTCAATTCTTTTAATCGCTTTTCATAACCTTTTTTGGTTTTAGTAGCTCTCCAATCTAAATATCGTGGCTTCAGGTTGAAGTAAAGGTTCAGAACAGTAAATGGAAAAGCCAAAAATGCGATAAGAGCTATCCAATTGAAAAAAGTCCAAGTTCCAATCCACTCCCACATTAATTATTCTCCTATTGGTTTCTCCATTTTCTTCCTGGATTCGCAGCCAACGCATATCATTTTTGGTTACTTTGAGTTAATCGGATTTCATGTTGCCTTGAACCTTAAACATCGTTCAAAAGCAACTTCCTTGCGGATTCGGTTATTTGATTAATATCAATTCCTGCTTCTACTATTTGTTTGTCAGTCCATTTCTGGGGCTCAGTCCAGTGATTACTTTTCATTTCAAGCTGTCCTGCTAATTCTGGTGCTATATTGCGCGCTTCTATAGCTGCTTCCGCCCATAATTTCGCTAAACCAGTTTCAATTTTTTTGTCGCGTTTTTTGTTAGTTTCTCTTTTAGTTAAATAAGCTTTTGTTTCTATTGAGGCAGTATAGATTGCTTTGAGTGCATTTTTAGCTTCTGTTTTCTGTGCTTCACTTTTTTCCTTTTCTTTATCTAACCATTTGCGAATTTGCTCAATTATTGAAATAATAGTTGGAATCTCAAGTATCATAAAATAAGTCTCCTTTTGTTTTGTAGTGCGCGGGATTGTACTCGCCATCAAACTAAAAAGCAAGAATTTAAAGCAAGCATATAAAAACTACCAAGGAGTAGTTATTTAGTAGCTTAGAAAGCCTTTGAGAAATAGAGAGTGGACACTCTCCTTAGGGTTTTTCAGGAGTAACTATCTCGTATGTCCCCATAGTATTATCTTCGTTAGCCTTAATACTGATGGAATATTTCTCGTTTGATTCAATATCATAACTTCCATTTTGCTCAACTGTTGCAAGTGGTTTGTTTATATCGCTTGTGTAAACTTCGATTTTCCCAGACGTAACAGAAATCCTATAAAGTTGCGCCTTTATACATGATCTTGTTTCTACCAGATGTTTAGTCCCACCAACTTTTGAGATACTGAATTTGCCGATTGCGGACGATTTTGCGCCTATTGCAGTTAAGGCAATAACGGCAATAAAAACCAATAGAATTAATTTCTTCATACTAATTTCTCCTGTTGATAACTCATTTGACTTATCTTATACGCTTGTTATGATTTAAACACAAGTTATTAACGCTCGTTGTTTACGAGCAGAAACCATACCTTATGCCAGCCGAAAAACTTCAATCGCTGCGCTTATGGGTCAGGCTTGTAAAGCTCGTCAGAAAGTACGAGAAAAAGAACAAGCTACCGACTTCAATATCAGCGACTTTATGGGACGTTCTCAATGCCCATGATCCTTCATTATTAAAAAGAAAATAGATGGAATTCAACGAAGTCATTCAATGGATTAAAGAGCCGGAAAAATTGATTGACCACAGAGTAGTTGACGAACTCATCTTCTATGTCTCTTCTTGGAAGGACGATAAAGAAGAAGAGCTGGTAGAAGTTGATCAGCAGGTAGCTGCTAAGAAATTAGAGCTAATCGAAATCCACAAAAGCGTTGCCAAAGCAGAAGCCTATCTCGAAATACAACCAATCTATAAAAAACAACAAGAGATTGAGTTTCGCATCAAGCAGCTCTCATCATTTCGAGCCAATCTCAAACGCCGATATGAAATCCTGACCAATTCATTTAGATAATAATAAATTAAAAGGGCGGTTAGCCCTAGAAATCTCACAAATATGGAAAACAATAAAAGACGCTTACTAAAAGACTTACCTTTTGGTGAACTTAAAAAAGGTAGGGTCTTATATAAAGGAGGCAGAGGACACGGCGGTAATTATTCTATTTCTCGTGGCAATACCTATTATTCAACAGGAGGCAGCTCCGATAATGGCATTACAGTTTTTGATAAAAGCGAGGAATCAATCCTAGATACAATTTGGGATAACGAAGAATGGTTTGAAGATGCTGTATTAAAGCACATTGATTTTATTCCCAGTAGCACAAGTATCACGCTTAAATTCGACCCTATTGATATTGATGAAGTTGAAGACTTAACAAAAGGAATTATCCACATTCTGGACCACTTAAAAGAAGGTGGTTATGTCTGGAATAAATTCACCGATATTACTACGCAAATTAAAAACAATTAATGCTCGGATAGAGCAGAAAACCTCACATATATGCCAGTCTCACCAAACACCAAATTTGAAGTCCCAGAACGTAAAATTTATGACGCAATTCCAGGTGATGTTTATCAAGTTCAAGTTACCGATATTTCAGAAAAATTAATGCCTCCTTACGGAAAACCTTTTGATATTCCAGACGAAGAAAAAGAAACTTTTATTAATTTTGAATTCACGATTTTAGATGACGGGGAATATCGAGGGCGTAAGCTTTGGAAAGCAATCCGCCCTGTTCCGCCTACTCCTCCAGAAGATTCCAAATTCAAGCCTTCTTGGATGTACCGATTTGTATCTGCAATCAACGGTATGCCGATGACTTATGCTAATGGAGTTAATTGGAGTGCCAATGAAACCAATGACCTGATCGGGAAACAACTGCGAGTTACCGTTACAAAAACCGATAAAGGCGAGAAGTCATATAACAATATTACCGAGGTCTTACCTGCAAAAGTTCAATTAGAGCCGATTGAAGCCAATAATGAACCTGCTTCTGAACCTAAAACTGAACCTGCCTCAACCTCAAATGCTGACCCAGAGCCTCAAAATGCGATGTCAGGCTACGATAAAATGAAAGCCACAGCAGACAAGCTAAAACCACAAAATCAAGCTGTAGATAGCCAAAATGAGCCGGTAGCGTCAGATATAGCCGAAACTGCTGCTCAGATGGAAAGCGGTACTTACCCGTTTGATGGACTTAACGATCCTTTTTAATTAAATAAATGCTAATGGAAAAAACTATAAAAATTACTGGAGACAATATTCAAATCTCCGATTGCTACCACACATTTGACGAGCTATACGAACATCGAATCAGCTTATTTATCGCTTTGGCTCGAATATTACGAAGACAAGAAAATCAATTACCTAAAGTTGAAGGAATCGCCTATGTTTGGCGCAGTAAACTGCATTCTGATGGTTCGAGTTTTGATGGGTGGTTTGTTCTCGGACTTGGATTTCATGAAGGTGAGCAAATGACTTATCATCTGCCTGATTCTAGATGGGAAGAAACAGCGTTCGCGGAAACCTTAGAAAAAGCACCTGAGTTTGATGATCATACTTCAGACGATGTACTTCAAAGATTAAAAAATATCTAAAAGAAAGCCGCTCACTACTGAGCGGTTTTTGATTCTCAAAAAAATACTTGTCCCATAACCGAAATTGATATATAAATATGCCGACTTTCACTCAATACCTATGTGGCTCATTATTTCAAATTTAAAACATCCGCGCGCTATTAACCTTAGTGGGGCAAGACTTATCCTAGACACAGATAATTTTGTAGTAAAAATCACCACTTGGGAGGGAATGATTACTTTCTCATATGAAGATATTTCTTCAGCTAAAACATTTTATAATGCTGTCATTTACGCAATAAAAAACAATTCGCATTGTTTAGACACACAAGAAAGTAATTTATCAACCGGGAAGGTTAAGTCAAATTATCCCCAACATGATATAGATGATGTAATAAGATGGTTTGAGTCAATCCATGATGAGATGACGAGATGATGATATTGGAATTCAAAAGCCTTCAACAATATTCGTAAACAAAGCCGCTCGAAAGGGCGGTTTTTAATTTTATTGTTATAATCCTGATTATTTTGGAGAGCTAGTATGAATAACAAGAATTCACAAGATGATAATTATGATTTCGGGCTACTATCTGCAATTTGGATTTTAGCTTGCAATGATGATGCTGCTTTAATGCTTTATCGTTCAATAGAACATAGATTAGGTTCAGACAAAACTTTAGATCTGAAAAAGTTAATAGGAAAACACGGTGAACTTTTTAGGAAAGAATGTCCTGAGTCTGAATTATTAAAGTGGAAACAAAAAATGTTAAAGGGGGTTTATCTTCCTAGCTGGATAAGAGATATTCCAGATGAAAAGGACAGAAAAACTGCAATTGATTCATTAACGGTTAAAGATGTATTTCGTTCTCAGTTCCGACCTCAATTAGATTCTCCACCATCTACACTCGATATTATCAATTGGGGATTAGAACATCTTGAAAGAGCCAGAAAATATAAAATTGAAGCTAACGAGCAAAAATGGAAAAAATGGAAGGAAGTCGGCATTCCCATAGGGTCATTAGTCATAGCCCTGGTTACAGTGATACTTACTTCATACTGGCAATATGAAAATATACAAGAACAAAGGATGATGAAGCTTTATGAAATATCATTTAAACCAAGGCAAGAAGGATATTCTGTAATAATGGATAGTTTTGGGTCAGCATTTGAAAGTGCAGCATATAGAGATGGTGAGAATACACGAAAAAATCTTAAAAAGATGGAATCAGGGTTTTTTAGTATAAAGCCTTTTTTAACTCCAGTAGCGCAAACAAATTTTATGGTTAATTTTGCTGAATTAACTAATTTTTTGAATAAAATGAGTGAACAAGAAATGAGACGTGAATATTCACCAGAAGAAATGGAATTTTTCAGAAAACAGAAGGTATTTCTTGGAATTACTTTATACAAAAATCTATTTGAGGATAATCCATCAATAAAGTAAAAAGAAACCACTGAAATAAATTCGGTGGTTTTTGCTTCATTGCGAAGCGGAGAAATTGGCAGTTAATTTAAGCAGGTGTCAATGAACTTGGCGAGTTTCGCCGTAGCTTCAAATTGACTTGTTGGCTGAAGTTTTTTGAAAGATGTGGTGCAAGCGTTTTCGAGTGACCAAAGATTAAGGTCTTTAAACTCATCGTAACTCGGTGCGATAAAGAGTTCTTTATGCACCGTATTTAACAGGCTGATTGGAAGTTTGTACTTCAGAAACGCCTTGTAAACGAGTTCTTGGGCGCGTCCTTCGGTAAGTTGAAGTTCGCGCTTTCTATCAATCGCACCTGCAAGTCCGAGGAATGAACGCTTGATGCGGTCAATCCCGATGCAAAGCGAATCGTCAAGATTGAACTTTGCCGTATGTTTGGCGGTAAGCGGCTGATAATCACCGTGAACCATTCCGTTGGTGCAGACTTTGACGACATAACCGACTGCCAAAGAGAGGCGTGTTGATTTATCGTTTGAATTTCTCAAGCCCACAGCGTAATTTACGCCGCCGTATTCATCGTACAGCGTGATTAAGCCGTAAAGCTTAAAACCATCGGCTGAAACTGCGTATTTTTCATCCAAAACACTCAATCGTCTGTCCCATAAACCGTCAAGTAGTTTACGGACGAATTCATGATGTGCCACTGGTTGCCAAGTTGGCGTAGCCGGTGGGGTGTCGAGGTCAAACAGTTCGCTTCTCGTAATGTACCGAGAACCTTTTGTTCCGACCATCAATGTTCCGACATTCGGCGTTGTAGCCATTTGTCCGTTGCCTTCAGGCGGGTGAATAATCGCTCTGGGAGCGACGATAATGCCGCCTTCGGGTATCGGGATGTCAATCACTTGGTTGGCGTATTCCGGCTGTTGTGATTCAAACGGCTGTGCTAATTCGTCATCAGCAAAATCGTTTTCATCTTCAGGGAAAAATTCTTCGTGTTCGTTTAACTCTCGAATTTCTTCCCGAGTCGGCTGGTTGGCTTCCTGAATCGCTTTCACTAAACACTCCTCGTGGAACGGATAGCCTTTCCACATCACTTGCGTCGTCGCAAGGATATGCGTCGTGCAATATTTACAGTCCATGTTTTTCTCCTTCTGCGTGTCTGTGATTGCTACCTGTATGGCGCAGTCTGGGTGATAGGGTTTCTGATTCCACCACATGTCATAGCCTTGGGGAATCCGCTTATTGCAGTAATTACAGAATCTCATCGCCTTCTCCTTTGCTTGAGTAATGCGATATTGCGAGTTAAGCGAGTAAATTCAGCTTCTCCAGCTTTGGAGAGCATCCATTCTCGTCTAATCGTTTCGATTGCCTCTTCAGGGGTTTGAGAGCCGAATAGCGTGTGCCATGCTCGGTGTTTCGTTGTCCTGACTTTGACCACGTTCCCTTGGAAGTTTGGGCTGATTCCTAAATCTCTGCACCGAACTCTGGGGATGATGTGATGCCTGTCGGTTGGTCTGCTGGACATTGCGCTTCTCCTCTCGTCTGCGTCGTTTTAAATCGGAAAATCTGGAGTGGTTGGAATGACTCATAATCACCTCGAACATTCGGGACAGAGCTGACTTGGTACGACTTTTGGGAAAGCCATATCACAAGCCTGACAGTCTTTGTATTTCTTCTCGAAACAGGTATTACAGACAGCGCCGCCGCCAGATAAAGCGTGAGCTTCATCGTTGTTGGTAACGGTCTTGCAATCGTCGCAGGGGAAGTTGCGGTCGTCTTCGTCGGTGAATGTTTCGTCCTGTTCGCCGAGCGATTTCGGATCACGGATATTGAAAGTTAAACTGGGGAACATATCGAGTTTGAGGTTCAAAGAACCGTCTCGACATGGATAAGCTAAGCCTGCGGACTTCCAAAACGGTTTGCGGTCTCCGCCTTGTTCCACAATTAAATAAACGATTTTTCGTCCATTTTCTGCCATTTGATTAGACCTCCTCAAGTCTTGGGAATGTTCAAATAAAAAAGGGCTTTAGCCCTCTGTGTTAGCCTCTCGTTGGACTAAAGCCTATCTCTTGCTTTCTGATATGCGCGCCTTACATTGGGCAGGAGATAAGCTCCAGCCTCTAACGTAATGAACAGCCTTACGGCTCCGTTAGAAGTGGAGGTGCAATCTATAAAGGATTGTTAAATTGAATGAGCTTCACCTGAACGGTGAGCTTTATTACAGCGTGAGCAGTATTTCGGTTTGGGTTGTTTACAGCACTCAATTAGAAGCTGATAATTGCGCCATTCTCTGCCGCATTTTCTACATCTCATTAGAGGGTTCTGTTTCTTCTACTTTTGGAATATTTGTTAAACGGGTAACTACATCAGCTACGCCTTCCACACCGATAAAGGCAGAAAGAAGTACGGTAAATGCAGTAAGTTCTTGTGCGGATAATTCAATGCTGAGTCGAGGCAGTATCACGATTGTGATTACACCGAATACTGCTACTAAAAATTTACGGCTCGTCAAACGAGCGGTTAGATCGTTCATTGTTTATTTGATTAATTCTTAAAATTGAAACTACAGTCCAGTAAGGATATTGAGTAATTGCTATATCTAATGGCTCTCCGTTTGGGTGACGAACAGCAGCCCAAACTTGATTTAAAGGAATGTTAGGGGCGGGCAATTTTTGGAAGCTACCCATGGTTTTGTTGAGCGATGAACGCCCATATATTTTACGGCTGCTTTTATATTCGCTTCAGCGGAGAAAACCGAATTACCTCGTAACCCTTCGTCCGTCGCTTCCCATGTGGACGACAAGTATTGGAACACGCCTGATGCTGACGATGACTTGTTTCGTGCATTGGGATTGAAACCGCTTTCGTGCTTTGCGATACATAATGGAGCTTCACTGGAAATCCCATACTGTTGTGAGTATTTGCGGATAAGGTCTTGTACTTCTCCTTTACCGTAATTCCGTCCGTCTTGTGTCCCGCTAGGCGAGGAAATAATTTTCTTCCCATCAACTTGTCTCTTAGCGACTGCTCTTGAAGAAGATTTTTGAGGCTCTTTCTGAGTTTCTTTTTGAGGAATTTTTTCAGGTCCATAAAGCGTGTAATTTAATGGCTCGAATCCAGCTTTGACTGGAAAAACCATCACATTTCCCTCTGGTTGGGCATTAACTCGATAGGGTAATATCCAAACAATTATCGAGAGTGCAATAAAAGCGAAAAGAAGTACATAAACAGTTTGTTTTGAATTGAGAGGTTTTATATAAAACCTTATAATCAGCCTTTAGTCGTTTTACGAACTCCTGCCCCCCAGCTCAAATGAGCTAGAGAGATAGTATGAATATTCCACTTATTAAGGTGGAGAGTAGGAGTCCCTCCTGAGCAAAACGATTTTCCGACTGTTATTAATCTTTTCTTCATTATACTCCTATTTTGGAAATAGGCTGTTGATAACTAGGCTCGGTTGAATACTGGCAAACCGCTCACGAAGTAATAAACGACACTGACGATTGCTGCCCAAATGAAGTAATTCTGCATTGCATTTTCGGAAATACTGAATGACATAGTTAATACATAAGTAACTACCATTAAGGCAAATAAGATTATTGCTGACATAAATTATCCTTTCTTTAATTAATTAAGGCATGTTGAAGGTTGGGACATCGCCTGGCACTTCAAAAGCTTCTTTTAGCTGACCAAGAGCTGCTTCTGATTTAGCAGCTCCTCCGCCTACTGCGAAACCTTGCAAGACGACAACATAAATTTTGCCGTGATCGTTGATGATGACTTTCTTTGGTTCTTCCATATTTTTAGGGGTTAATAAATATTTATAAGCCGCCTCTACACGACTATAAGGCGTTTTCTTTTCAAAAGGGCTATAGGTATCAAGATAGTTGACTACATCGGCTTCACACAGAATATTTACGATGGCGTGACCTGGGATGACGATTTGGAGCGGTGCATGTTTGAGATGCTTTATCATCTCTGCTTTCGTAGCGGGAACAAACTCGGTTTTAACGTCCCACCATTCAAGCCACTGTTTACCCTTGGCTTTTAACTGAGACAATAACGGTTCAGGAATCGGGGCATGATACTGATCCCACGTATAGTTTGCGGGTGCGGGGTAATCCGATTCATTGACCATTCCGAAATTACGAACAGTATCTCCGACCTTATAAAGCCAATTACCGTCACGCTGGGTATTGCTCATTTTGGCAATCCAACGGTCTGAATGATTAGGCTCTTTGCCAGTTATAAATTTCTCTTGGATTTCTAATGAGCTACAGGCGGAAAATGATACGCAAGCCATCGAATCTTCTCTGCCGACTTGCCTTTCTCTGGTTGGTAAATATGGTCGCCAATCTCCTGATGGATTTCTTACTTCATAGGAAACGAAGGTAAAAGCTCCGGCTTTGTAGTCCTCCGGTCTTTGTTCAAGATGCTTTGATAAAACACCATGATTAATTATTTCATCCATTAATTTCCTTTCGTTTAATTATTATTCCTTTCTTAATATATTTCCTGTTTCATGTTCTGTGGCGGCATCTATGCCCTCATTACGGGTTTGACTACGTTCGAGAATCTTTGTCTGGTGTTGATTTTGTGCATAGATACCCGCCATGAAGTCTTTAATATCTCCGAGTACGGTTTCGAGTTCAGGACGTTCAACAAGTAATTTATTAAGAGCGACAATCTGATTGTCTTTTTCCTTAAGCTGTCCTTCGAGCTTGGCAATACGCTCGATAAACCCTTTTTCGGTAGCTCTCATCGTCGCCTTGATTTCTTCTACGGCAGTATTTAAGTCCTTTATCTGCTGTGTTTTTTGCGCGTCTAGCGTTTTGTAGTTGTCAATTACAGTGCTGGAAACATTGTTTTTGTTACTAAGAACGTAAATCAATGCAGTTGATATTGCTCCAAGAGCAATAATGATTGAACTTATTAGAGTTGTGTATTCCTTCAAGTCGGACATGAGAGACGGGTTAATGGTGGATATTCGTTCAATTGACGAATTTATTAATGAGAGTAAGCTTCAAGGCATGACAACCGTAATGATTATCCTATTAGCCGGAGCTTGGATTTGGTATCGAGCTAATTAGCTGGTGGGAGACTAATAACTGAACTCTTAGATTTATTAATCGCTTGCTGCATGGCAGGGGATATTTTTAAATCACTACCAATCTTTTTACCGAATTTAGAGGACATCTGAATTCCTTTTATTTTCCCTGCGAGTTCTGCCCCGACAACTGTTCCAACAGGACCGAAATGTGAGCCAACGATACCGCCAATAGTTTGGGCAAAGTATCTACCGAGTTTTCCGCCTTCGACTTTTTTACCGTCAATTCTTTCGAGGTAATCAAGTACGGAATAATATTGAGATAATTCATTGTTGATATTTTTTACATCAACTAAATCGGTACTTTCTTCAATCAATTCTCTCAATCCTTTTGCGATTGCTTTATCGGCTCGTTTCGATTCAGGATTCAGGTAATTAATATTGGAAGTTTTATCAATTTTTGCTTCTTGAATAGTCGCAAGTGAGATGTATCCGTCTTTATCTGCATCAAGTCTGTAACCCGCTATATCATCTTCGACGTTCTTGAGAGCGCGTAATTTCGCACCACCTTTTAAGCCGCTGTCATTGACAGCCTTTTTTAATTTAGTCTCAACCATTCCGAGGGGGACTGTCTTACCCTCTTTTTTTAATATGTCAGTAACAACCGATTCCTGCGGTTTCAAGAAGTTCTTAACTTGGTCATAGGCTCCGTCTGGTTTCGTCGTTCTAATCGTGCCTGTTTCATCAACTGCATTGTGCAAGAGATCGGTTTCGGCAATTATCTTTTTCACGTTAAAACCACGTTCAGTAGCTTTAGTGGTAGCGTTGCGGACGGATGAATAATTATCCAGTTTATCGAGTTCAGATAATCGTTTTTTAACAAGATTCGATTGGAAAATACTTGGTTTTTCTATCTTCGGAAGCGAGGAAAGGTTCACTTTTCCTAGACTCTTTATTCCTCCCATTGCCGCTGGTATCGCACCACCGATAAGAGCGCCTGTAGCACCTCCGGTAAGCGTATCTTTGGCAATCGTTTTTAACGAATTATTTTGAATAGCAGATTCACCGCCTGAAAAAAGACCTCCGGTTATTCCACCGACTTTCAAACCTTGCAACGTCTTGCTGCCAGCTCCGACTGTTCTGCCGACTGCACCAATGCCGCCTGGAGTGTAAAGATAAGAAGCAGTTTTAGCAGCATCTCCAGCGATTTGTTTTACTCCGCTCAAACCGCCGCGTTGTGCCTCAATATTAAATTCCCCCAATAAAGGAAGATTAACTTTCTGGTCTTGCTCGGCAAACTGTCGCCCCTTTGCGCCTCCAAGCAAAGCAATTCCTGCCTGAGCGGTACGAACTCCGGGTTTCACTATTAAGGTTTTAATCGGGTCTTTGATGGCTGATTTCAAAAAACTTTCACCTTTTGGCTGGAGAGCTGGTGTGCTTGCTTGAGTTTTATACTCGAAGTATTTATTTATTTGCTCTGGGCTGTAACCTTCCTTGGAAAGCTGCTTGGCAAGTTCTTGTTGTTGGAATGGGGTCATGCAATTGTTTTTAATTTCTTCGGCATAATTGCTCCGTAAATTCTTGGATCATCCAAGGCTATTACACGATCATGACTGACTTTTTCTACACCTTTATAATTTGATTCCGTGACTCTGGCGTATTTACCATCTGCGGAAATCGCGTTGATTAATGCTCCGTGTCCATAGGTCTTATTGTCGTTGCTGATAAGAATCATTCCGACTTTAGCTTGGCTCGGCACCTGAGATTTTGGAATTCCGAATTTATCTACCGAAGCGTATTTTTGCTGGATGGTATCTCCTACTGGCGGAAAATCTACAAGTTTGTGAAGGAAGGTGACGCATTGACCTCCCTTAGCACCTTCTGGGTATTTGGGAAGCACCATTGAGGCGAATGTTTTAGTATCAACCAAACCGCTCGAAGACTGGTTTCCCTGTATTGATTGAGCTTTTGGGTTTGTGCCGCTGCTACCTCCATTTGGGTTAGGAGGTCCATATTGTCCGGCTGGCGCTCCAATAATCCCTCTAGCTTCATTCAACGCTTCGTTATTGCCTGTTAACTGATTATAAATTCTATTAGCTTCTTTTAAGTTTGTTACCTGTTCCGGGCTGTAACCTTGGTACTGTCCGGTAATGTCACGGTAACGATCTTCGACGGTACTCTTAATCATCTTTTCGAGGTTTTCAATACCTTTACTCACTGCATTGCCGCCGCCTTTGAATTGAGTGCCGATACTGTTTGGACTTGGGAGAATATTACGCAGAATCTTTTCATCGGGACCATTCAAGACACCTAAATTGAAGAATTCTTTTAGGTTAAGAATCGCACTTTCATACGCTGCCGAGACTCCGGCTCGATTATTTCCAAAAAGGTTAACTCCTCCGCCTGATTCTTCAAACACTTTCTTAAATTCTGCTAGAACTGGTGCGCTGTCCTGGGATTTGGTAATTGCTTTATAAGCATCTGACTTGGCAATATCCTGATTCAATTTTTGAGCCTGCTGGCGGTTAACGATAAACGTACCATCGGAAGCTAATTGTCCGCCGCCTTTTGATTCAATCTCTCCTATTTCGGCTTGAATTTTGGCTATCTGAGCGTTCTTATAAATTGCGTCATTAGCATCATTTTGAAGGTTGCGCTGGTATTCTGCGGCAAATTTATCCTTATCAAATCCGAATTTTTCTTTATTAAGTTCATATTCGGCATTGAATTTATCTATGTCAAAACCAAATTTCTGTTGATTTAATCCGAACTCCGCACCGAATTTATCCTGCTCGAAACCAAACTTATCTTGTTCCAAACCGAATTTACGATCCTCAACAAATCTTTCGTATTCTGCCTGAGCCTGCGCTGCTTCGGCTTTTGATAACTCACCTCTGTAAACACTCTGCAATTCCTGTGGCGACATTTTGAGGCTGTTTGCGATTTGTCCGAATTGTTCCTGCGGAATATCTTCGAGCTTGAGACCTTGAGCTAGTAAAGATTGAAGGACAGCCTGAGCATTAGTAGCTTTTCGTTCTTCCGCTCCTTGTAGATACTGGAGATAGCTTTGCGCTCCCATCTCCTTAGCTTGCTGTTTTTGAGCATATTCGGCATCTGCTCTGTCCTGCGCTTCAGTCATAATCGTTGCAATCGCTGATTGCTGACGAGCGGCAATATCTCCGGTGATCTGATTGTTATATGTAATGACGTTTTCTTTCTGCGCTTCGCCCCGTGGCTGCTGCAAGTTGCCTGAACGAGCTGCTAATGCCCGTTGCTGTCCCAATCTTCCTTCACCCTGTACGTTTGCCTGAGAGGTAAGATTGGTAAATATCTGATTGGTGGCGTCAATCTGTGCCTGAAACTCGGCAATCTTCTGTTTTCTGATTGCCTCTCGATTTATCGGTTTTTGAGAATCTTTATAGCGGTTAATTTGGAGTTGATCTAATTCAGAAACATAAGGACTTTGAACACCGCTGCCAAAACCATTTGCGGCGGTTAATTGAACAGGTTGAGCAGAGATGCCTTCTTTGATTGCCTGTGCTTTCTGCACTAAGGCTTCACGATCTGCTCCAATCGAGCTTTGTCCTTGAGCAAGCGCATCATACGATAAACCCGTTGGCTGAGACGATCCGACTATAGGTATTGCGCCCCCCAATTTTCTATTATAGGCAGAAGCTTCCGCGTGAGTAGCGAATGCTTTCCCATCTCTTGACTCATATTTTTTAGTTCTTGTTGCCATATATTTATGCAAATGCCTCCCATAAGATTTGAGCGGTTCCGGTTGGAGGTACCCCGTTCTTCGTCCATGTTAATGTGATATTCGTCGCGTCAAAGGTGGCAACGGCTCTCTGCGAGTCATTGCCAGTAGTTCCGATAATTAAAATATCTGTCGCAGAAACACCGGAATAAACAGCCGCGCCGACTTCGGTTTTCATATACATACTGCTCGTAGTCGTTCCGTCATATACGCCTGTCGCATAGCTATGAAGTGCAGCCGTCGTGCTTGATGATCCGAGAATAGCCGTCAACCTAATTTTACTGGGGATAGCTCCGAGTCCGTGAGCGATGGTTACGACCGTGTTTGCATCGTTCATTGTTTTCGTTGTCGTTCCTGACTTATAAGCCGGAGGCGTGACCTGAGACAACAATTGGAAGTTTGTTCCGTCATAAATAACCGATACGAGCTGTCCAGCCTTAATATCTCCGTTGCCCAAAGTGACATTGTAATTTTTAACGATTGTCTTTGCTCCGAGTCCATTTACGTTGAGCGTAGCTGGACCTGTATTAACCGTATTCGCTTTAAAATTGACAACCATTCCTGCCGTATAAGCAGTTGGAGCCGGAGCTAATGTAACGGCGTAAGCATCGGTTATTCCTGCATCTGCGGCGTAATAAGAGGTATTGGACAGCCGCGGATCATTATCCCCGACAGCGATAGGCTGGGAAACATCTGCTGCGGCTAATGATAATTTGACTTTACCTTTAGTGGAATTAGTAGCGTCTGCGACTCCTGCACCGACTAAAGCATCAGCATACGCTACGGTCACGAGTTGCTGGGAGCCTGGGGTAAACGTTGGGGCAACATCATAATGAACCGGAACTGCGCCATTAAATCCATCCGTTCCATCTAAAATACGACGAATCCTGACAAGTAGGGGATGATTGGTGATTTTTATTGACGCACCTTTGCGGTGAGTTTTACCCGTTCCGGCAGTCGTTCCATCCTGACGCGAGACGTTTCGGATAGTAATGGTTAAAGTCGAGCCTGAAAGAGTACCGATAATATGTTCTTCGTTTACTTTTCCCTCATCGAGAGTGAATCCGTAAACTCCCGATGGAATGGCAACACCGTCTTTATCGAGATTTGAGGTCAAAACTAAAGACGCGCCGGCTGCGGTTAATTTGGCTGAAATTGTCGTTTCAAAATTTGCAATTGTTTGGAGTAATGTTGAGGACATTTGAGTTTAGTTAGTTCTAAATTTTCGAGGAATTTTATCCCCGTAGCCGTAAATATCTTTGTCTTTAATCATTGAAATGGAGGCGTAGCCAAGTCCTATAGCTTTGAATTTGAGGCGTCTGCGATAGAATTTATCGGTATTGATTTTGAACTCAACCATGTAAGGGTAAACGTCTATTCCGCTCCCGCCACCGCCCAGCTCATCTACTCCTAATTCTACACTGCCGATGGTGTGGGCTTCGCTCGTCTCGACATATGAGCCTGTCCCTTCAATCGTACCGACGAGCGTAAAATCATCATTATCGAGTGAAACATAGACTTCTACGGATTGAGCTGCGCTGATGTCTCCTTCTAACGTGAGCCTTTTGACCTTTTTGTATTCCTCGGTTGATAACAGGTCTGCTCCGCTGATCCATTCGTTTTCTACATCAAATTCGTCATCGTCATAGCCGCTAAATACCTCGTAAACATTGTCTGAGATTGAATCGCCGATATAGAGAACTCCGGCGTTTTTAGCAAACGTATCGGCATTAAAAGCGACTACATCAAGCGATTTCCAGCGCAGAGAATAAAGGAAAATTCGGTCATTATACGCAGCATTTAAGGTCTTTCCAGTAAAAACGATGTATTCACCGATGGTGTCCATCGCGCATGTGTCCCAGTTGTATTTTGAGAAATCAAACTGAGAGGCAAGCTCATCTGGAATTACGCCATCGCCTGTCAAGTTTCGTTGTAAGATTCTGAGTTTCGGGCTTTCAGGATCCGCCGTGTCCATGAAAACTATGCCCTGTCCGGTTGATACCGAAGCTCTGAAATAAGGCATACCGATATTTCTACGAAACACTAGGTTAGTGGCATTAGTGTCATCTCCGCTCAAGTTCAATTCATAAACCGAGCGAGATTTTAGCGAGTAATAAACACCGTCAAAAACTTCTACTTTCTGAATTGCATCTCCTCCATCATCCTGACGGAATAAATCACCTTCTCCCGCAAGTCTCACGGCAGAGTATCTAAAATCGGCTAATCCCTTGTTTGTTGAATCTTCCCACTGATATGTGCCTTTAACGTTATTAGCAACGGCTGCCGGTGCGGTATTAAAAGTGACCGAATATGCTCCAGTCGAATAATTGATCGTGCCTGTGCCGCCAAGTGAGCCTGTTAACACGCCATTATAGTCATCGGTAAAGGTTTCGGTTCCATCGGTAATCGTTAAACCAAATCCGCTACGCTGCGGCTGTCCGGTTTTAAATGCCAGCGTGCCTGAGAAAGTCTTATTAGAACCGTTTCCGGTTCCTAATACTTCATTGGTAACTGTCGTGTAAGGAGAATCATCAATATAAGAGAGATAAAGTCCGGTTTTATCGGTATTAACTCCCCACATGAACATTCTGGAATCTGAAATCAGGATTTTCCCAGGGTGAGCAAAGTTTGTAACCGCGCTGGTCAAATTAATATAAGAGCCAGGATTGGCGACGTTGATTTTATACAGTCCGTCATAGCCTGATGCGTAAACAAACGAACCTGTTAGTTTAGAGTGATTGGCAAACGTATATTGAGCCGAGCTGGTAAGTCCGGTAATGACATCAACCCACAAAGAAGTAGCGGTATTGTAATACTGAATTTTGGTGTTTATTTTCCTGAATTGAACTGCTGTCCCATCGGTTTTGTAAGCAAAATGATGTCCTTTAACAGAGCCGTTAGCGGTTTCTTCTGCTCCGACTAACAATTTTCCTCTTGATAATTCAATAAATGCGCCTTTTGTTATCCAGCCCAAAGATTCCGAAGCTCCGCCGCGTGGCACGAGTTCGGGATCATAGGGATTATTGACTATCCCATCCTTGAAAATTGAGGTTTTTACTTCTGCCACTAGGTGAGTGTTAATAATTCATCGTCCATAATCATTTGTTGGAGCATTTCATCAAATTTAGCTTCATTTTCTTCGTAGTAAGTACGTCCTTTCGGGGTCTGATCGGCAATATAGTAATCAGAAACCATGCCGTGACTTATAGCGTAATGGTAGTCCTCGTCAAACACAGGCTCCGTGTCGAGTTCTAAATCATCTGGACGATAGATGTATGGGAAAGTAACTGTTTTCGCTTCTGTGGGCTGTTTTGTGAAGTACAGGCAGCGATTTTTAGAGTCAATGTAGAAATAACCATCTGCATTGTGATAATCCCCGTAATTAAAACTATCGGACATGCTAATCATTCGGTAAGGAACGCTATCTGTTCCAACAAATATCGAGTATCTGCCGTCATCAAGTCCGTTAAAAGGAACGAATTTCTTAAAATTAGCTGGTAACTCAATATAGGGTACGCTCACTGAGGTCGTACCAGTAAAACTCGTAACAAGCCAGCTCCAAGGTCTTGCGTTGAGGATTTTTCGATAAATTTTATTCTCGACAATTAACTCTTCATCTTCTGAGAAAGTAGTGTCGTCATCTACCAATAAATTTTTATGGTCAATTATCTCTTGTCCGTTTGCCATTTGGTTTGAATTAATAGCTTATTCCCGCCCCCACTCATTAGAGTCTGCGGGATTACCGCGAAGGGGCAGAGAAAGCCGATAATTAGGCTGAAATTTGCAAGTCTACGAATCGTTGAGCGCGGTCATCAAACACCTTTACACCGTACAAAGCGTCGGTAAGGTAGTTATCTGTCTTTTGCTTTGATTCTCCGCGAATATCCAATTCAACATCTTGCTGTACGACCAAATCAATAGCATTAGACTGTCCGGCGTAGGCGTGAATAAAGTTAGTAGTCCAAGACCAGTTTGCGGCAGATTTAGAGAGCGACAAACGACCTGAACCTGTACCAACAATAGTCATGACAGTTGCGCTGGTTGCGGTTGCAGTAATGCGAAGCGTGTCAGTGATGGTTAAACGATTAGCAGCGGAAAGTTCAACATAAGTCGAACCGGCTCCCGCTGCACCATTAATGGCAGCTACAAGGTTAGCGATAGAAGCGGCTGCATTGGCACCGATCAGCACGTTTCCGGCAGTTGCGCCAAGAGTCGTTTTCATCGTGAAGGTAACACCGCCAATAGTGACTGTATCGTTATCAGAGAAAGTACCTGTGCTGGTCAATGTTGCTTCACCAGTCAGGTTTTCAGATACGAAGTACGAGAAGTTAACGAGTGGTCCTGAATATCCGTTCTTCATCACGGATTCAGCCATATCAATATTCTTACCAATGATTGTTTGCTGGAATATCGAAGCTGCATAGCTATCGCCAACAATTACCAAGTTTCCGCCTTTAATTTTGTGGGAACGCAAGAATGCGAACAATTGAGTCGGAACCTGAAAGGCATTGGAAGTCGAAAGAGCAATTGGAGTGTTGTTTGAGGAAGTACCGGTTAAGTTGCCAGTATCAAACTTATTGGCTGCATTGCGAACCTGATAAAAGACATCAGCGTCGATATACTGCGAAAGCATATCAGCAGCGATTTCACCTGCTTTTTCTTCTGGAGAAAGAGGTCCGGCTTGCAGTTTGTCCCATTGATCCATCGCAAAGTCTACTGCCTTTTGCTTATCAATGGTGATGGTTTGGTCTGCATCCGAAATCTGCGGGATAGTACGATCAACATAACGAGTTACGTCACGTACTTTAAGATTTGAGGTATCAATCTTCGGACGGTGAACAGTATCACCGAATTTGAGGCTTGAGCGAAGTTCAGTAGTCGCTACTTTCATAGAGACTAATTCTTTCGACAAAACATCTTGATAACGAAGTTGAAATTCCTCATTAAACTGACTTAAAGCCATTTAATTTGAATTTCTGTGCCGTTTTTATTTTATGTAAGAGTGTGTTTGTCCAAATACGCATAATATTTGGAGCGAGCTTCTGGGTTAGCCAAGACTTTTTGTTTTTGCTCACGACTCATCGGCTTTGAGAAATCAATTGTTTCGGCATCACTATCCGAAGTCCCACGCGCTTCTTCGATAGTGCCTTTGCTAAGAGCTGATCCGAATACATTTTGTGTAATTTCTTCAAGAGACGAATCTTTATACTGAGGGGTAAAGGCGAGAGCTTTGATAGCGTCTTTTCGAGATTCCATGTCCGGGTAATTCTTTACCAGTTTAGAGAATTCGTCATCGAACGCTTTATTAACCTTTTCCACTTGCTGCTGCCTGACAATATCGCCATATTTGGCGTCTATCTCAGCCGAGGATTCCTGTTTAGCTGCCTGAACGAGAGCTTCGACGGTTTCCTTTTCAACTCCCCATTTTTCAGCAATATCGCTGACTGTCCGGGACGATGGGCTTTGCAGCTTTGCCAATTCTTCTTTAAGTTTCCGATTTTCCTGTTTCAATTCGTCGCGCACTTTGGCGTGAACGTGAACGGGTACGGATTCTTCTTTCTTTGGCTCCTGATAGCGGTCTGGAACGACTTCATCAGGGGGTGTAGGTTCACCTTGCGGTTCTTCTACGGGTGATGGTTTGACCTGTTCATCTTCAGTAGGGATGATTTCATCATCTGCCATAAATTTACCTTTCGGAGAGCTTATGTAGCTCTTGGTTATTTGTACCGGCAACCAGCCAGATTGGGAGATTATAGTCTTCCGACTCTACTTGAAACGTAGCGGCTGGGCATCAAACGACACGATGATACCCATGCGCCACATCTCTAGGAGATGATGGCTTTAATTTCAGCGTCGAGTGCTTCCTGCAATTCTTCGGCGCGTTTTTCTGCTGAAACAAGAGTTGTTAAGAGATTCAAATGGGCTTCAAGGCGGAATACGAGCGGGTCTTTCACTTCGGAAAGAATCTTCTGAATCATTGTCGAGCAATCATTGCGTAAAGCATTGACTAATTCTTCTCCGGCTGGAGTTTTGACCAGTGATTCAAGCTGCTGAACTTTATCTAACTCCCCTGCCATTATTTTAACATTCTCGTTCTCTAGGGCTTCGGGTACTGCTTGTTTTATTTGTTCTAAATTATTCATATTATCCAACTCCTAATAGGGTTAATCGTTTAGCGGTTACTGCTGCGACTGCGGCAGTAACTGAAAAGTTTTGAGGAGGCGAAGGATGGAAAACTCTAGGATGAGCAGTGGCTGTCGCTCCTGTAATAGTTCCATTCTTTCCTGATACTATTTCTGGTTCCGGTGAATTTTTACCGTAGTAAGGAGCGTAGAAAATGAGTCCTCTTGGAATTGTCTTAGGGGTATAGAAATTTCCCAAAACTGTTACTTCGCTTGCGGATAATTTTCTATTCCAAACTGCGTATTCGGCAAATGAACCTGACCAATATTCAACGCTCGTGAAACGAGTTCCCATGTAAATGGTCGCTGGCGTTCCTGCTCCAACTGTTACATTAGCCGTTGCAAGCTGTACGCCGTTACGATAAATGCGCTCCTTGGTAGTTGGGTCTGAGTCGTCCCAAGTGATTGTAACTACTTGCCAATCAAGACCAGTCATTACATTTGCTACTGAGGTCGCATCATCCCAAATTAAGTTACCGTTTAAGTAAACGCCATAGGTGTTAGCTCCCTCTGCTGATCCTCCACGTTTGTAGAACAAATGGCGAGTCGTGGAGTCAAAAACATATCTCCAACCAGTCTCAGAATCGGCAACATTCTTTTTAACGACAAAGGATATTGTTCCTGCACTTCCGAAAGCTGGTCCGTTATGAGTTATTTGATTGCTAGTTCCGTTAAAATCTCGTGCCATTTAGGTTTCTTTTAATTCAACTGCGGCAAGTTCTAAGTCTCCCACTGCTGTATCTGTCGCCACATCTCTTTTAATTCTGAGTCTGAAAGATTCTCCAACCGCGATAGAGTCAATATTTGCTCCATCAGTTATAGCTACATTGGTAATTTTCACGTTTCCTGACGTTGCTGGTACGCTCACTGCGGTTACTGTCTGAGCTGTGGCAAATCCGTCTGCGTCTATGTCCTGAGAACCATCTCCGATACGTTCAAATTCAACCGTCCATCCACCTGTCCCCGTAACGGCGGAAGTAGCTGCCCAATGGAGATAAACAGTGATACCTCCACTTGCATAATGTCTCGGTAATACGCCCCTAAAGACTGCGTATTCTGCGGTCGTATCGTCAAAATCTAAAATTACGTGATTATTTCTGACATCGAGCGTGGCAAAGTTTGAGGCTGGCGGTTCGTTATTAAGTGCGGTAAAAACCGCTAAAGTATTTCCTGATGCCATTACATTACTTGTTTAATTGCATTGATAAGTTGAGCCTTGGTAGCGACTCCGAGCTTCACGAGAGCTTTCGCCAGCGTGATTGTGTCTATCTGTAGATTGTCTGCTGAGGCAAGTCGAGCCGTTTGCTCTGCTGAATCAACTGAAGCCTTTTCCTGTGCTGTCATTTCGACTACATTATCCCCGCTACGTTTCCAGTATTTAGTTGGTACTGATGACACTGCGGAAATATCAGGATTGATAACAGCATCGGGGTCTGACGCAAAATCAGGTGTATGAGCCGATTGGACGTATTGAGGGGTTTGCCCTGTTTTGAATAGTGCGATATTAGCCATTATTTGTAGAATAAATTGATAATGAGGTCATTTGCTGCGACTGCGGTGGCATCCGTATCGGCAAGTCCAGTCGTAGTTGTAATAGCGATACCAGTTGAAAAGGCAATACCGTTGGTAAATTCAACATTAGCCCCGCTTAAAGGAGGAATAACGATTGAGAACAACACTGAAGCTCCGGCTGTTGGAGTAGTTGCGGCATTATGAAATACGAGTTTTCGAGCGGCGGCATTTGAGTTGTAAATAAACCAACCATAAACCTGTCCTGCGCTTGCTTTTACTACAGTTGCGTTAGTCGTAGCGGCAGATACTAAGTGATAAGTAGTAAGTCCCCCGCTTGTTTTAGGGACTGTATGGGAATCTGTCCCCGTTGTGTCGCCCCTAGCTCTATCCCAAGTCGCACCATTGTAGACGTGGTTCATGTTATGAGCTGCAATACCCCAAAGAGTGTTTGAACGAGCGTCTGCTCCCACAGTAACAGCAGCGTCATTCCCTGACTCACTGACTGTCACTCTCATACCACCGCTAGAAGTTATTTGCGGAGGCGTGTAATCAAGGTCTGTGCCACTTAAAGTGCCAGGAGTGTCCTTACGAACACCTAACATCATAACTCCCGTATCACCAGTTGTATGACCGGCATCTTCGGCTTTCCCTAAACTGGTGGCTGTTACACCGGGAACCAATGAAGTTACGTCAACATCGCCAATATCCACGCCTGAGTTAGCTGCAAGTTTACCAATGGCGTTTGTTCCTGCTGGAATAGCATTAATCGAAACGGTTCCTGATACTGGCTGAGTGACTGCTGAACCATCAACTTTTAGAGCAGTCATCGAAGTTGCACCTTGAACAGTGATTACATCGGCGCTTGGAGTTCCGGCTGTGCCTAGTGCTGGCTGCTTGGCTGCTGTTGCCGCGCCTGACGGTAGGACTGATGAGGAAATAACTACGGCTCCGGTATTTACTGCGGTTACTTTCGTATTGAGAGCTGAGAGAGTTGCTTCTGTCGCTGCACCTGTCGGAAGAGGTAAGGAAGCCGCGCTGATTGGCTGGGTGGCTTGATAAAACGTACCTGATACTGGTACTGGTGACGCTCGAAGCTGCGTGTCGGTTAGCCCTACAGTTAATCCACTCACAATAGCTATCGGCAATGGCTTTGCGGCACTTACCGGGCGAAGAGTATCGCTCGTATCTTCCCATAATAAAGCTGTTCCGGTAATTGAAGCATCGGTATCGCCTTCGGTGTACTGCGTTCCTCCTCCAAAAGAAGAAATCTGATCGCCATTGCTATCTACAATCGCTGTGGCAAGGGGATTGGAATTAGTCTTATCAAAAACAGTCGCTTTAATCGTGGTGCTTACACCATCCCGAATGATTCCGTCCGATGTACCGCCTCCGCCTGAACCTGCTGTAGTCTGCAAAACTCCATCAACGAAAGTGAATTGGTCGAGCTTAGTGTTAATCAGTTGAAGAGTATCTTCCGAAGCTGTACCGATTGATAAAGGGAATGAAAAACCAGCGCCGATTTTCTTTAAATCTTCGGCAGATAACTTAACCGCTACTCGCCCATCCTCAAGAGGAACTTCAAATTTAACGAGCTTTTCGATTCGTCCGAGTGCTTTTTCGAGCTTGGTGAAATCATTGCTCAAATTAACTTCCATCGGCTTTAATTCAACAGTCTGAATTAAATCTTTGATGGCTTTGACGGTTTCCTTTGACTCCGTGATAACCGTAGGTTCTGGAATCTTGAATAAATTCGGGTTTGAGAAAGTCTTTTGGAGCTTACCAATAGCGGCAACCGCTTCTTTATTCACTGCTATAGGCTCGATGGTTGAGATATATTCCTCAATAGAACCGATAGCCGATTGAATTTCGTTTGTACCTTTAAGGTAGGAAGCTATTAGAGCTTCCATTACTGGCTCAATTCCCTTGAGTATTTTGGTGTTTTCTTCCTGAGCCGAGGTCATCGCGTCAACCGCCGTTTCAAGGCGCTCTAGCGGCGATATTCTGGCTTCAGGCAGTAAGTTCGGGTCCATTTGGTTGAGGGGTTAATGATTGTCCTAAATCCTGCTCTAAGGCGAGGTTTCCTGCGGCTGCGTTTACTTCATTGGCTTTACGGACTGTATTTTGAATAACGAACGGTTCAATATCCTCGATGTAAGCGATAAAACGGGCAAGCTGGTCATCTTTGAGGTCTTCGGATTTATCACGGAGGTAATCAACCATTTTCTGCTTATAAGCGACATTAGCGGCTTCGTTCGGCTTAATATCTTCATCGTTGAGGAGTTTTTTAATATCTCTGGCACATTCGCTCATCAGTTCGGCATTCCCAAACTCGTCAACATCTTGGAGACGTTTAATATCATCGGCTTCAAATCCAGATATTTCTGCTTCTATCTCACCTAATACTTTTTGATTAATTGTTGGATTTTGACGATTACGTTCAACGTAATTGAGTTTCATTTTCTTTTCTGAAATATCATTGCGAAGTTCGGCATCACTAGCGGAAATGTAGTAATCAAACGTGGTGTCTTCCGGCAACATATCGGTTTTCTTGAGGTTTTCCCATTCAATACCGTCTGCGCCTATCATCTGTACCGCTACTTCATTATTTAAATGCTCTCTAACGCCGTATTCATGGAGTTCTAACAAGCGGTGATACATATTGGCGTAAGAATCGTTCAAAAGCCCTAAGCGGTCGGCAATATTAGCCTGATTCCCTTCGTAAATCGCTACCTTATCTTCATCGGCAACGCCGCGGCTTTCGGCTGTAACACCTGATTCTAATTGCTGAATCTTATCTAATTCCTCATAAACCATTACTCCGTTATTGATCGGTTTGGTTTCGAGTACCTGTAGAGCCTGATTAATATCAGTATCTTTCTTGAATGGAATGAGTCCACCGCGACGATAATTGAGTAATGCTTTATTGGTGACTTTATCAACGTCATAGGCTTTCATCGGGAAGTTAATCATCTCGTTATTGTCGAGCATCTGATTAATGACCGCCGATTGAGCCATGAAAATTTCACGAACCATGTCATCAGGTCCCGGCGTCCAGAATTCATCTAAATCAGGGTCTGTTGCCCAAGAAAGAAAAGGAAATTTGTTTGACTCAAATATCTCTTTTAGAGGCTGGCAACGTACCGCAGTTGAATTGTCGGTATTAACGAGTAAGTAATAGCGTTCACCTTGATAAGTCGTGTACCAAGCCCAGAACTTATACACATCTGTCTGAGTTTTGTGGCGTTTCTGTCCGGTTAGCTCAAAATAACGATTCTCCTTATTCTTTTCTTCTTCTGAACTATCGGTATTTACGCCTTCTTTATCAACTAATTTATTGGTTTCAGTAGAAAGATAGATTTTATCTTTTACCCCTTGTTTTAACTGAGCTTTAGACAAATAAATGCCGGTACGCCCCATATTTCGGGCATTCTCGATGTTTATTCCCCCAGCTCCTGGGTCAATCAGATAGTCATATACAGAAACGTTTTCAAAATGAGACTTATAGCCATTAACTGAATCTGCCCAATAGCTAAAAACAGCCCGTCCATAGCGGATCGCGCTTTTCTTTCCAATTAAATCCTTAAATTTCCAGTTGCCGTCAGTTGGCTTAGCAGTTTGTTCGAGCAGCGAAGTAAGGCGCTTGGCTTTTTTGAGGTCTGATTCTTCGCCCTTGGTGTATTTGAGCGTAGGGAAATTCCTGATTTTAGACAACAAAGTATTCTCAAAGCCCTGCATCTTCGGAAGCATGACGTTTGAGCGGTGCGGAATGTTTTCGGGTTTCCTGCCGAACACCAAATCCTCATTGGCTTTCCACTGTTTTATTCTTCCGCGTTTGTATTCTCTGGCGTGTTCTATTTCTGCGAGTGCCTGAGTGATTAAGGCATCTCTGGTTTTTTTGTCTAACAAAGGAGCAAATAATTCTGTGTCGTAATTAAATGCGTTTACTTAAGTATATCATATTGACATCATAGGGTTTATAAGCCTACATCGGAATAAAGAGGTTTGTAGGTTTCCACTGGGTCTGGTTCTTCTTCCTGCGGCGGTTCAATATTTGTCATTCCGTACCTGATTGCATCCATCGAGTGTGAGAATAAATGGTCTGGTTCGTTGATTATTTTTCCGTCTTTATCGGTTTTCCAGATGTAATTACGATATTCCTTGATAATGTGAATTGAACGTTTAGTAACTGAAATCTTCTGTTGTTGAACAAACTGAATCCCCTGCAAAACTGAGCCGGGTCCTTTGTTCGCTGGCAGTATCGTTAAATCATAGCTTTTAATCTCATCAATGCTCTTTGGCTCGGCGGAATCGGCAATTATCACCGCTTTCTCAAGATTGCTGAATATATCGGCTATTTGTTTGTTACTAAGTCCCTTTTGAAAGGCTATCTCGTCAAGGATATATCCCCCGTTATAGTAATAAATCGCTACTATTGCCGAGGGATCGTTAGTATAACCGAAGTCCAATCCATACCGTTCCAATCTTGCTTCGTGAGGTATAGAGTCGATGATTTGCCACCCTGTGTATATCCGGCTTTCAACTTCTCCCAAAAGTCCTTCGCCATAAACTTGCCACCAAGACTTGTTATTACGGCGTTGCTCAATCGATTTGATAATTTGCGGGTCGAGTGCTTCATTGTCCCTGTAAGTAATAATTAAGTGATCTACATCGTCACGCTGGGTCTGGACATCGGTGTAAAACCAGAATTCAGTGGTCGGGTTCCAATCGAGAAAACAATATTCTTTAGTACGGACTTCTAACTGCTGAAAGGCGTCAAACGGAATGTTATTAGCTTCGTTGATAAATAACCTATCGCGCCTTGCTCCCCTGAGCTTATCCCCATTATCAGAAGAAAAGAATTCAATCTGTGAGCCAGTTTCAAAGGTGTAAATCGAATCTGTGGCGTTCCATCGGCTATCTTTCCAGTAACGATGCTCCTGCATGATTTTCTTGAAATCACGCATCGCGCCGCGTTTAAGATGGGGAATTGATTCTGAGACTACTGATGTGAGCTTAGGCTTTTTGTCCGTCTGACTGAAGTGAATCAATAAGAGGAGTATCGAGATTGTCTTGCTGGCTGATGTCCCACCCTGTACTGCCTTGATTCGTTTTGATAGCTTCGCTATTTTGTTGGTCGCTGTCGTTATCTGGAACACTTGGTATGTTCATTAATATTGGAATAGGCTTGCCTCCGCTGGTAATGTCTTTCTTTTCGGTAATTCTGCTCTTGAGTTTGTTGTATTCATTAATGGCGCGGGCTTTAGTTGATAGGTCTGCGTTTTGAGTAATCAAAAAATTAAGCTGTTTATCCACAAAAACGTCATTTAATCCTTCTAGCTCTAAAATCTCGTTAATTCGAGTAAGTATGGCAGTATTTGTTAGTAATTTAGAGGCACTAGCCCTAGCTCCGTTATATGCTCCCGGTTCGTTTGTATCTATGTCATAGGCTTCAATATATGACTGAACGCCATTAGCAAAAAAGTCTCTATCGCTGGCGTAAAGCTTGCAAAAGAGTTCTTGTTTGGGATTTAATTTTGGCTTTTCTTCATCTGCCATAGCATATTTTTTAGCTTTTTAGAACTGCGTTTTTTGTTGAAATTCGCACTTCTTAAATCCCTGAAATTTATAGATACTCGCTGGTATGAACCGTCGCTACCATATTTTGAGTGAAATTTCTAGTACTGATTCACCTACAAATAGTACTTGTTTGATTATAAGTAAAAGCGTAAATACACATTCAGGAGAATATTCCCACTTGTTTTTCAGAGTAAAAAACAAGTTTATTTAGGATTTTCAAGTACGCATACTGATTTTGTGGAGAGGCTACTTAGCATATTTTTCCAAATTTTTATAGTTGGTTTTTTTTAAACTTTCAACTATAAACGTCGGAAACAAATATGCATACTGAGCAGAAACATAGCACGGTAAATCGTGCTGATTTGTAGAAAGTAAGGTGAATTTTCTACAAATTAGAGCAATTTTTAAAACTACAATTTAAATCGTTATGGAAAAGTACAAACAGATTTTTGATTGGATTGAGTTTTTCGTAATTAAAATTACGTTGCTGGCATTGATGCTATTCGGCATTTTCAAACTCCTTAAAATCGAATGGATGTCATTATGGTAAGCAGCCCTCCATGCCAATGTTTTAGACTTTTTTGCCGGTGCTGGCAGTATGCCTGTTTCTTTTATAATTTGCTAAATGAGTGGGAACACAGAGTCCGTATGGTTTTCCTCGTTATTCCCACCTATAAACAAACTATACGAAGTCTGGGCGCAAACCTTTGTCTTGTTCTGCTGATGCAGGGGACATCGGCACGACTTCTCCGACTTCGACATCTTCCAAACCTTCTTGGGTTTCCTTATCTTCTGGAGTTACTTCGTGCATAGCAGTAACGGTTGAGTTTTCTCGTTCTTCTTCGATTGATTCATGTGAAGTTTCTTTTTCGTTCATGATTTTATTGTTATTAATTAATACGCCATTAGTACGAGGGCTTATTTTTCCATAAGACTTACTGGCATTGAGTGTCAGTTTTTCTCCTATAATTTCTGCTGCTTCCTTTGAACTGGTTGCCATTACTTGAGCTGTTCCGATGATAGAGCCGCCAATCTTTAGATCAACGTCATGTAAATGAGGTGTCGTTTTCATGATTATTTGCTTACTTTCTGAGCTATAACACTGATTTGAGGAATGATTTGATAACCGTATTCCTGAACAAGAGCGTTATATTTTTGAATAAATTCGGCTTGCCTTAATTGCTCTGCCTCAAGTTGCTTTTGCATTGATTCAAGCTCTGCTTTTGTTGGTTTTTTGGGTTTGTGGTCTTGTGCCGTTTTCATAAATTATTTCTTAGTTGATTTTTTAGCTGGCGATTTCTTTTTCTTAGGCTTGGAGTCGTCAATTTCCTGATTGTCTAAATCCACTACATCAAGCTTTGGATTGTAAGCCTCCAAGGTATAGCCGTTGATTTGAGCATACAACTCGGCGTGTTTCTTCCAGTTTGTACCGTCCCGGTCGCCTGAATACGTTTTGATAAGAGTTTTGCCGTCCATTACGTTAATACGGTTATTAGCGTAATGAGGGCTGTTTGCATGGCGCAGAATATTATCTGCTTCTCCTCCAACGAAATCTGCCGGAATAACCGGATAGAGAACATCTCTTTGGTCAACCTTGTCGCCTACTTTGGCTTCAAGTTGCGGATTGAGTTCAATATCCGCTTCGGTGAGCATATATTGCTTCATTTTATTAATGTTAATTGATTATTAGTTGATTCTTTTTGAGGAATACGAGCGAGTTTCCGTCCCTTTAAAATTGCACTGACTTCTAACTGTGAGGGACTTCGTAAATAAAGACTTTTAAATATCGAAATGATATGAACCATTTCCTGCATATCTGTCATTTGAGATTTATCCATAAATTACAAGATTAATGGCTTTCTTACATTATAGCATTTTCTGCTAACTGCTGCGAATACAAGACTTATCCACAGAAACACACTTGACAGCATTTGCCTCAACTGCTACAATTAGTGTAGATAAAGAACTTAAAGCCTCACGGCGGAAAACCCACAAATATATGAAGCCCACAAAAGGTAAGGATTGGTATTGCAATCACGAACGTATCAGCCAAATAGACGGGATGTGCCTTGACTGTGACGAAACACCAGATAACACCAAATAACCAATAAACATATGAACAAAATCCCAATCTATACCGCCTTTTCTGACGGTACTCACGTCCACGATAACAATCCATTTAAATACTGCTCACAAAAGCACCCTCGTAAATTACCTGTAACAATCAAAATAGCAATCCTTAGCGGTTGGTTTCTCTCGGTCGTACTAATCGCTCATTTAATCCTTAAATCAAATAATTTATAAATATATGGCTCACTCACACAAAACCAAAAAAGAGCAACAAGTATGCTTTCTATCATTTGGTCCCTGCTGGGACAATCCCGCTAAAACTCATATCAGCGACAAACACGGCTATTCAAACAAACCTCATGGCACATCTGCCAGAGACTTAAACTTTAATCAATCAACACAATAAATATATGTCACACCCACAAAACGATAAAATCAACGATTTCAAACAAGAGCAAGAGGCAACTGTAACCCTGCCTCGTCCTGCCTTAGAATTTCTATTACTCAATTATCCAGAGCTTGACCAAGAAACTGCCTATCAAATCAATGAAGCCTTAAAGGCTATGAAACTCAACGACGAACTTTCACCTATCAGCTCTCCAATCTTAATTAAACGAAATGAAGATGGAGAACTAACCTACGCTTAATAATTAAAAATCACTATGGACACTAAAGAACTCAACAAAACCGGAACAATGCGAGCTTATAACAAAGACAAGCAACGACTAGACCAACTCAAATGGCACTTTGCCAAAAAGAAACATTTAGACGTAAAACTATCTGAACAGGAACTAATTCACGAAATGACAAACTATATTTACGACAGAGAATTAAACAAATAGCCTCTTTTCACTAAACCGCCTGTATTCTGTGCCTTCCTCAAACTTAGGATCAGGAAAACATGGTTACAACGCTAATTATTAACTTATAAAAAAATGAATATATGTACTTCGGATGACTTCCATCCCTATGAATGCAAATATCAAACTTGTATTCACTGTAATAAAATCAAATCAGAAAATCACGAACCTAAACAATGTTGGTTATGCTGTAATGGTGATCCTGAACTAAATAAAGAAACCGCCTAATCAGCGGTTTTCTTAATGGAAAGACTGCTCCTGCTACTTCCGCTAATCTAGCGACAGCAAGCATTTAGCCCATACAGACGTGCCTTTGGCATCCAAGACAGAAGCAATCTCCCTATCATAATCATACAGCATTACAAATCGGCTTTAGGGTTATTGAAGGCAGCACCTTTACTTATGTGGATGTCAGCTACAATTAAAAGACCATAAGATGAAAGTAATTAAACAATCTCAATTAGAACAAGAAACGAAGCAAATCAACCAACACCCAAATCATACAGCCATACTCAATCACTGCTTCATACACTGTTCTCTCACAATGCAAACAAAGATACTTCATAGAAACCTTTCATCTTAATTACGGGATTCCAAAAAGCTGACAGGCTCCGCATTAGTCAAGGTCGGGAACAATTTAAAAATTCTCTCTCTTTCTGTCTTCTCTCTTGACAGAATCCTTAGACTCAGCACCTCCAGAAACCAGCTATCAATCTATGAAACAATCGAACCCAATCCATTTAGTTTCACACTGAACCTGATAACTACCAGAACTCTCCAACTCTCTCCAAAATTGGTAGAACTATCAAACTTTAGCTTTAGACAATTTAACAACAAACACAAAACAACGAACCACCCAACTTAGTTACCATTCACAAACCGAATGTAAACTAAAAACAAACTCACTCACACAAACAAAATTGTCACACTTTAACTTAGCCTTATGCCGAAATAACATGAAGGCGTATTGCGAAACGCTAGGATTGGGAAAAACTGTATTTAGTCATCCTCTGTGAACGCCCGTAAACATCGGCAACCATTGGCTTCTACGCCTCTGATTCTGTCGCATCGGTTGGAAGATGTTTAGACAGGTAATCCGACAGCGTATTGGACATAGTTCTAGCTGTAAGTTTTGCGCTTAGAGGGTCTTGAATGAAATCGTCAAACAGCGTCACATAGTAGAAAGTTGGCAAATTAAATTCCTCAAAAAGCTCTAAAACGGTCATCATCATATCTGAATTTGGGACAATCCATATCGAATAAAATGGCTCTTTAGTGGCTCTGAAATGCTTTACATATCGGGCGATTTTCTCGCGCAATTTAACGGGTGCTTGGTTGCCGCGCTCGATCTCAAAATAGAATTTATCATCCACGAACCGAGCCATCCCGTCATGGCGAAATCCGCTTTTTTGGTCGCCTTCCCCTATCCATTCGATGACTTCTCCTGTCAGTGCAAGCGATACGAACACCTCTCCGCGCATCAATTCATGTTCAAAAAACAGAGTATGAATCTCCGCTTTCGGAGGTTCATATCCAAGGTCTTTAATGATTGAATTTTTGGTTAAACTCCAGAGCTTGTGCTTGCCCAGCCCATAGGATTTAGAATTTAATAGTCCGTCTTGTCCCAGTCTTTGGAGGTTTTTTATCACTCGGTTGTATATCCGGTTCTGGTTCTCCTTGTACTTCTGGGGGTGCATCAGTCGGCATAGCTGGTTTGCGGTGAGATACTTTGCCAGATGCAGGGCGTACAGAATTTTCTCGCTCGGACTTAGGGAATCGGTTTTCATAGTCGTCTAAGATTTCATTTATTGGGGCATAATTATTACTGCTTAAAAGTTCGTGTAAGAATTCTTTATTTCGTGGCGCATCGAGAACATCATGAGTCTTGGCGATCACTGAACCGCGCTTTCCTATCTTCATCACTGCCTGCCGCTTCTGCTGCTGGCGCAAGGCGTATTCAACGTCATTGGGTTTCAGGTCGCCGCCATAAAACTGGCTGGCAACATCACGACGCTCATTATTATCCTGCACATAAAAAGCAATCTGGGTTTTCGTTTGGCTTTGCACCGATTTCATGATCTTTGGCTTGAACTGGCTCGGATAGTGGTTGGAAAGAATCATCCGTAATTTGATATTCCGTTTAGTATCAAGTACCTCTATCAATTTATCAGTGGCATATTGTTCTGCTTCATCCAAATACAGATAATACGGTTTATTAAAGCCCTGATGCCGAAGCCTTTCAATCGTTTCGATTATCTGATTAACGATCACTGTCGCAAGTAGCCTCGTTTGGAGCTTACCCATTCCGCTGCCTGTGGAGGCATTTACCAAAATTACCCAGCCATCGGAAATTAATTTATCGAAATTTACTCCTTTCCGATGTCCAAATATTAAGGATAAATTCGGGTTATTAACGACTGTATTGATACGCCGCGCGGTCGAGCCAAACTCTTTAGTAAAATTGGGGATGTTTTTGAAGGCGAATTCAATCTCGGCTAAATGCTTTTCAAGGATCGGCTTCATCTGGCGTGGGAAATCCGGCTCCGTCATTTTAGCCCTTACCATATCTGCAATCTGCTCACGGTAGAATTTATAATCAATCGTTAAATCAATAGTCTTGTCGAAAGGCAGCGTGTAGTAAATGAGTTCCCGCAGGGTTAGCCCCGCATAATGCAGAATCGTCAAAACTGAGGTCAAATAGGTGGTAATAACGGCTGTTCTCGATTCATCCTCAACCTCGAACAGAACACGGAAAGCGTCTTTCAAGTAATCCACTGAATCAACGACATAGCTTTTATTGTAATTAAATGGGTTGATGGGCGGAACTTTTCCCCTCACTGCAATCTGGTGAGCGTCAATCAGGAATATTTTCTTAAATCCAATGGAGGAGGCGTACTTAAGTACATTATACGCATTTGCTCCGTTCGGGGTCGGGTCTATGAAGCACAGTGAGCAAGAGCGGCGTTCGTTTTTGGGTTTTCCTCTGTCTGCATACAGACGGTCAATATCCTTACGAATAAGATACTCAAGAAAACGACTTTTACCCTCGCCAGTTGAACCGAGTACCCAGAAATGATTCTCGCGCTCATCCTGCGTTACCCACTGGTCGCCGGATTCCTGAGACATACCGAGTGACAATAAATCTTCGTCCTCCTCGATAAAGAGCCGCTTCCAACTCTCAGCCTCAACCTCATCTAATGTCGGTGTTCTCGTCCACTCCTTCAGTGTCTGCCCCAA